ATGTAAAGCGTGATCTACCTGTTATTGTAATTATCCTTACACAGCTTAACCGTACCATGGAAGATGTATCACGCAGAACACCAGGTACAATTGCTAACTATCCTAGTTCATCAGATATATTTGGTGGTGATGCTCTCATGCAAGGTTCAGACTTAGTCTTTGCTATCAGTAGACCATTCACTCTAAACATTGAAGACTATGGGCCAGAGCATTATCAAGCTAGTAAAGAAAATGTATTCTTGCATTTACTGAAGCTACGTAACGGTGCTACAGATGATAACATCATTTTCTTACAAACAGATTTTAAAAGACAACGTATGATTGAGTCAGGTCCTCCACCAACCATACAGCAGCAACCACAAACATGGACGCCAAGAGGACCTAGAAATAACAGACAACCTTCGGCTGATGTTGGCCAAGAATTATAAAACAAAAACACACAGTATGACAAGTAACACACAACAAGTAACAGATGTTAAAGAGCTTAAAAGACTTAAGCTAGAAACAATCAGGGATTTTCATCAAGATCTAATTGATGATTTAGAAATCCCACGTACAGATTTCAACATGAAGATGCCGTTCTATGATAAACATGGTAGAATGGTAGTAGGTATTTTCTCCTCAGAGTTTAGAAAAGAAAAAGGTTTCTTCTTTGAGTTGATTACTAGAGACCTTACTCCTGCAGATGCAGACCGTAAAGTTTATAGAGTACCAGTAAGTTCTTCATACGAAGAAGAGTATGAACTTAATGAAAAAGGTTCTTACCTTGTTCCTCTAGAAGAGCTAAGAGTTGTTAATCCTACATCAGTAGCTATTAAGAAGACAGCTAACTTTGGATCTAATCAAGAACAAGCTTTACCTTCTTCACTACCTAAAGCTCCTATGCAAGCTTATAAGGCACCGGCTACTATGGAAGACGCTCCTTACAGTGAAATGACTATTAGAGATTACTATGCTATCCAAACAGGTAAACCAGTAAGTTCTAAAATGTGGTTAAACGAGTTAATCAAATCTACAAAATAACATATGGCACAAGGAATCCTAATTATTGCAGAGTCTGGTTCAGGTAAGTCTACTAGTATAGAGACTCTTAATCCAGCAGAAACGTTTATTATAAACGTGGCTAACAAAGCTCTACCTTTTAAAGGGTGGAGAAAGAAGTATGTTCAGTGGAGTAAAGATAACCCAACTGGTAATCTATATTCTGCTAGTTCATCTACACAGATAGAAGCATGCATGAAGTATGTTTCAGAAAAACGTCCAGACATTAAGAACTTAGTTATTGATGACTTTCAGTATATGAGTTCCTTTGAGTTCTTTGAGAGAGTAGACGAGAAGGGTTACGAAAAGTTTACCCAGATAGGTGCTAACCTAGCACGTATTGCACGTATGCCTAAAGACTTAAGAGAAGACTTAATGGTCTTTATCCTTACACATGCTGAAGAATCTTCAGATATGGAGGGTAAAAAGAAGTTTAAAGCTAAGACTATTGGTAAAATGGTTGACGAAAAACTTACTTTAGAAGGATTATTTTCTATAGTTTTGTTTGGTAAAGTTAAGAAGGACAAAGATGGTAACATCAGGTATGTATTTGAAACAGCAAACAACGGTGAGAACACATGTAAAGCACCAAAAGGTATGTTTGACGAGTTTGAGATTACAAATGACTTAGCTTTAGTTAGACAGAGCATTATAGATTACGAGAACTAGTACTCAATTTTTCATTCACATAAATAAAAAACACGTATGTTTAGTACAAAAGGACAAGAAGTCAAAACAACAGGTGGGACAGCTAAGTCTCTACAAGCAGGAGTAGTTTATGCACACATTCACAGTGGGCAAGTAAGAACATCTAACAAAGGTGATAAGAAAACCTTAGAGTTAGTATTAGAAGGCCCAGCATCTGAGGGCTTTGAAGGTTGGGCTATTGATAAAAATAATCCTGACGGACCTAAGTATACAGGACAATCTAGTCGTGTATCTGCAACTATCTGGACTGACCAGTTCAATGATAGTAACGTATCTAAAAATGAGATTATGTTCAAGCTTGCAGTTATTGCATCAGAGCTTGGCTTAAGAGATCAGATTGATAATATTTCTGCATCTAGTCTTGAAGACTGGGTTGAGAAAGCTGTGTACATCTTAAAAGGACAAAACTTATACTGGTTCCTAAAAGGTACAGAAGAAGAATACAATGGTAAAACTATCATTAAGTTATCTCTTCCTAAGTATAAGTTCGTATCTGCTGATGAAGCAAAGCTTGACAAGTTTGATAAGAACAACCAGTATCACTATAAGGCTTTACAGAACAAGCCAGTATCTAGCTTTGAGCCAGTGAATAGTGACTTTGATATGTAATTAGCTGCCCAGAAGATAAAGGGGGGAGAGTTACTACTCCCCCTTCTTCATTTAATTCTAGATCATGTTTAAGATAAAAAATATGGTACATGACATTAAGGATGTTCCTACGTCATGGATATTTGAACACTTCTGTAAGCTTGGTGAAAAGCTTAGCGGGCATGATATAAAAATTAAAAGCATATTTAATTCTAAAGAACGTACACCTAGTATGTGTATATACTACGATGCTACTAAGGATACGTATAAGTACAAAGACTTTTCTTCTGGTAAAGGAGGTTCTGCAATTGATCTAGTAAAAGATCTAACAGGACTGAACTATCATAAAGCCTGTACTTTAGTAGTAGAGAATTATAATGACTTTGTCCTTCATAACAATGGAGGATATGATGTACAGAAATTTAAACAAGCTTCTAAGTATAAAGTTAGCAAGTTTGTTTTCAGGTCCTGGACCACACAAGATCAGTATTTCTGGACCCAGTTTAATATTGGATCTAGAATCTTAACAGAGCATAATGTAAGACCTTTAGATAACTACACTATGCATAAGGATTGCGATGATGGGCCCATTGATCTAACCATTAGAGGTAACTACTTATACGGTTACTTCAAAACAGATGGTACACTGTACAAAATATATCAGCCCAAGACGTTAGATAAAAAATTTATTAAAGTTCAGGACTACATCCAAGGATCTGAACAAGTTAAGAATGCACCTTATCTAATTATCACCTCTTCTTTAAAAGATGTTATGTCTTTAAAGAGCTTAAAGATACCAACTCTGGATATTATTGCACCAGATTCAGAGAACACTATAATCCGTAAAGAACTTATGGATCAATACATTAAGAAGTATAAGAAAGTAATTATACTTTTTGACTATGATGAGCCCGGCATAAAAGCTATGGAAAGATATAAAGAAATATATCCTGAAGTAGAATACGCTGCTCTACCAATGAGTAAAGATCCTTCTGATTCTATTAAGGACTTCGGTCCTAAAGAAGTATATCTACGTTTAGTACCTATACTTAACAAAAGAATATTAAATGACGAAGAAAAAAACAGTTAGACGAACTACTACTGTTAAGACTAGAAATGCAGGTACTATGACAGAGTCTGCATTTTGGAGTTTTATACGCAGTGCGTTACGTCAAAAGTCTAGATGGTGGAAACCTATTACAGAGTGTAAGCTTGAAGCTCGTAGAGCATACCTCGGTCCCTTAAAAAGACAGAAGTATGAATACCAATGTAATACTTGTAAAAAATGGTTTCCTGAAAAGAAGATTAACGTGGACCATATAGTTGGTGCAGGTAGTCTTAACTGTGCAGACGACCTTCCAGGTTTTGTAGAAAGACTGTTCTGTGAACAAGACAATCTACAAGTACTCTGTGAAACATGTCATGATAAAAAAACACAACTAGAAAAATCTAAATAGTATGGATGAACAAATTAAAACATGTCCCACTAGTATTGCTGACTTAGAGGGTAAGTTAGATGATCTTATTAAGTTCTTAGAGTATGAGGAGGCTATGACAGTTGATCCTACTACTCAGAGACGTATTAAAGCTAAGCTAGTTGAGCTTGGTATTTGGGAATAATAAAAAACAATAACATGGAATTAGAAGAAATAATGCAGGAGTCTGCAGAGCTATTAGAAAATAACTTTTACGCACAAAAGTTTTATTTTAGTTATAGTAGTCTTAATAAGCTATTATGGAATCCAGCTGTATTTTATCAGCAATATGTACTAGGTATGAAGGAAGAGCGTACCGATGCTCACTTAGTACAAGGTAAGATTATACACTGTCTTCTTTTAGAAGAAGATAAATTTAATGAACAATTTATTATCAGCCCGGGTAAACTTCCAGGTGATGCAGTAAAATCTGTAGTAGATAGAGTGTTTGCACACTATCAAGAGTTATCACAAAATGGTGACTTAAGAACTGAGCTTAAAGACTTTGATCAAGCTATTATTGATGTAATGGTAGACATGAACTATCATCAAAGCTTAAAGACAGATCAACAACGTATAGATAAAATCATTAGTCCAGAAACCCTAAATTATTGGGACTTTTTAAAGACTAAAGGTAATAAAATGCTGATTGATCAAGATACCTATGACTTTTGTAAAAATGCTGTAGACCTTATCAAGACCAACAAAGCTGTCTCTGATCTAATTGGTTGTAACTTAAACGACTTTGATAACAAAGAAGTTTACAACGAGATACCTTTATCAGTAGAGTATGGTGATGCACCGTTTGGTCTTAAAGGAATTATAGATAATCTTGTTATAGATCATGATAAAAAAACTATCTTTGTTAACGACATCAAGACTACTAGTAAAGATTTGAAGGACTTCAAAGAAACTATTGAGTTCTACTCTTACTGGCTACAAGCAGTTATCTACTGTACTATGGTGGCCACTAGATACAAAGAACTAATAGATTCTGGTTATGGACTTCAGTTCCACTTTGTAGTGATTGATAGAGCTTTTCAAACTTATCCATTCTATGTAACTGAACCAACTTTAAATAGCTGGTTATCAAGAATGAAGACAGTTTTAGAATCTGCTAAATGGCACTATGTTAATAAAAGATACGATCTACCGTATGATTTTGCTACAGGTAGCGTAGTTTTGTAATCAAACTATAAAATGATAGACAGCTTATACACAAAATATTTCCAGAAATCTAGAGCATTTCTGTTTCCTGCTTTGGGTATAAAGCGTACTAGTAACTTTACTCCATCTGGGACTTACCTTTCCGTAGAAGGATTGGTAAGCCCAGAGGATATAAAACTAGTTTGTAGCTTTCCAGATGATGAGTCTGAAGGCTTCAAGGCTTTTGAGCAAGCTATGCTCTTAAGTAATCCTTTATTCTTAGAAGTTATACCTATCCAAGGATATAAGTTATATGTCTTTGATTTTCAGATATATAAGGCTGATTGGTTCAACTTTATTATGGGCAAGTATTCTAAACTTTCCACTGTACTAAAGAGAGCCATTAAGAATTATTATGGTGATAAATCAAGTGAGTATAAGTATATAGAAACATTCTTGTACCCTGAAAAGTACTTTACTTTATACGCTAAGCTATTAGATGTTGAGGTAAAGACACTACAGGAGACAGGAGAACTATGTGACCCTTGTGATATGGAAAAAGAAAACTTAAAAATTCCAGTGGCAGATTTGGAATTATTAAAAAAAGGTACTTAATTTTGTAAAAACAATAAAAAACATGAAGAATTCAATGATGTTAGTTACCAGTAGCTGGGGTAACGAAAAGACATTTAAGCTGTTACCTATTTCACCAGAGTGTCCTTATAACGAGTGTATCTTTGACGTAAGTACAAAAGTGCTGGCTGTTATTGGTAAAGAAAAGAAAGAGTCTTTTCACATGTTACCAAAACTAACTGATCTTGGTGATGTTCAATATTTAAAGATTGGTAAAAGACCAAACGGTAAAGAGTATAGTGAAGAAAGAAAGATGTTAGAAACTTTCTATGAGTACTATGTAGAAAACTTAGATGAAGTTGTTGACTTCTTAAAGATGTTTGCAATTAATGCAGACACTTATGATTACAAGCAGTATTTAGATAAAAAGGTTGAAGAACCAAAAACATCTAACATACTGACCGGTATTTAATTTGTCCTTGTCCATTCATACAAACTAAGGCAGATATATTCTGCCTTTTTTTGGCGGCAACAACGGGGAAACAGCTTAACTGAATAGTGCATATGGAAGAAATAAAGCCAATCCATTGGGTAATGGACTATGAAACACTCACCAATTGTTTTATAGGTGTGTTTCAGCATTACAAAGATGAGAACATCAGGAAGACCTTTGTAATCTATAAAGATCGTAATGATCTACCTCAGTTTATAGACTTTCTTAACGAGTGTAAAAACAAGAACCAGTGGCATATAAGCTACAATGGTCTAGCTTTTGACGCTCAGATAAGTCAATATATATTAGATAAGCAGCGTCAGCTACTAACATTTAGTACTGAAGATGTAATCAAGTGCATTTATGCTTTTGCACAAAAGACTATATCCCTTAAAGATCAAAACAGCTTTCTTGAGTATCCACCAGCTAAGTTAAAGATTAGACAGATAGATCTGTTTAAAATGAACCACTGGGATAACCGAGCTAAAATGTCTTCTCTTAAGTGGATACAGTATAGTATGGACTGGCAAAACGTAGAAGAGATGCCACACCATCATGCGGCCCCTGTAGAAACAGATGAGCAGCTTAAGATGATCACCGAGTATTGTGTAAACGATGTACTAAGTACCAAGAAAGTATTAGAGCATTCTAAAGAACAGATTGTTTTAAGACAGACTCTTACTAGAGAATACGGTATTGATCTATACTCTGCTTCTGAGCCAAGAATATCTAAAGAATTATTCCTACACTTTCTATCACAGAAGCTTGGATGGGACAAAGGAACAATCAAAACACTAAGAACTCACCATAGAGAAATCTATTTGGGTCAATGTATACTTCCTTACATCAGTTTTAAAACTGATCACTTCCAAAGAATGTTTGACTACCTACGTACTCAGGTAATTATATCCACTAAGAATGGGTTTAAGTACACTGTAGACTACAAAGGTATGAAAACTGATTACGGTCTAGGCGGTATACACGGTGCCCGTGAAGCAGGAGTGTATGAAGCTAAAGCAGGTTATACTATTATGACCAGTGACGTTACATCATTCTATCCTAACCTAGCTATCCGTAATGGATTTCACCCAGCTCATCTTCCTAAAGAAGAGTTTTGTGAACTGTACGAGTGGTTCTTTGAAGAGCGTAAGAAGATTCCTAAAACAGATCCTAAGAACTACGTGTATAAGATTATTCTTAATAGTACATACGGTTTAACAGGTGATGAGAACAGCTTCCTGTACGATCCAAGGATGACTATGCAGATTACCATCAACGGTCAGCTTAGTTTGAGCATGCTTTACGAGATGATCTGTGAAGAGATTCCAGAAGCTGTACCTCTTATGCAAAATACTGACGGTCTAGAAACATTGATACCTAACTCCTATGTAGAAAAGTATCACGAAATCTGTGCTCGTTGGTGTAAGATGACCATGCTTGAACTAGAACATGATGAGTATTCTAAGATGATCATCAGAGATGTAAACAATTACATTGCAGTATCTAAGTCAGGTAAGGTTAAATGCAAAGGTGCGTTTGAGTGGGAGGATCTAGATAAGAAAAAGGTAGCAGTGTTCCATAAGAACAAAAGCTTTCTTATTATACCAAAGGCTATCTATGCTTACTTTACAAAAGGTGTAAAACCTGAAGACTTCTTAGCAGCTAATCAAAACATCTTTGATTATTGTGCGGGAGTTAAAGCTAAGAGTGGATGGTACTTTGAACTAAGAAACATACAAGAAGGTGAGTTAGTATCTAAACGACTACAAAAGATTGTAAGATACTATGTTTCTAATAGAGGTGGTAAACTA